CCCGGACGGACGTTGGGTTCGCGAGGTTGAGCTGAACAGCGGCGCGGGGACCACGACGGGCGGGCTTGCGCGCATCGACTGGGAGCGGACCAAGGATTACCAGCCGGTTCATGTCTCGACCTTGGTTGCGGCGACGTGGAGCGGGGCGAACGCCTACGTCAAAAATCCGTCAGACGGGAAGTGGTACAAGACCTCCTTCGGCGACGGGCAGGTCCGCGCTTTTGGGGTTCACGACGACAAGGTTGCGCTGGAGGAGTGGGTTTTCGCCGGCGGGAAGCCTGGCATATTCCGCGGGCAATTGAAGGATGCGCGTCCCGCCGGCGAAACGCCGGTCTTGTGGGATGCGCAAGTTGAGCTGAATTCCGTCAATTTGCCTGGCTCGTGCAGCGGCGGCGGGCGGGTGATGGGGTTTGCGGAGGCGCGCGGCAAGGAGTTTGCGGCGATATGCTGGGACATTTACGTGCGCCGGGACGGGCTCAAGAGCGGTTGCCAGGCCGACCAGGTGCGGCTCGGCGACACGTGCGAGCCCCGGTGGAAGAGGTTTTGGTCGTCGGGGCTTTCCGGCGGCGAGAGCGGGCTTCGGGGCCTGACGACGGTGAGTTTCGAGGGCAAGCAGTGGCTTTTGGCGGGGAGCGAAATTGCGGCGGCTAAGATTTTCCGTGTGGACCCCGACACCGCTGACAGCGTGGTCGAGCTTAATGTTGATCAGTCTCTTGATAATGTTTTTGGCGCCAATTCCGGATATAAAATCATCCCGTACAATAGTCCGGCTCCATTATGGTACGGACCAGACGGGATCGGGCGGCGAATCTTTGGTTTTGAATCCTGGCTGCCAGGGCAGCCCACTGCTGATTTTTCTCGAAAACTTGTCAACGAAAGCCAATTGATGTTGGGCGAGGGGATGTTTTTCGTGCGCAACGCGCCGGGGAGCTTTCAGCTGGTTCACATTCCGCGCAGCGTGACGCCGCAGCCGATGACGGCGATACGGGATTGTGTGGCGAGCCCGTTCCCGGGCGAGTGCAATGCGCAGGGGCAAGATTGCGTGCTTTACTGCGGCGGTTTCGACGCCAACAAGTCGGTGACGCAGACGCCCTGCTATGCGGCGCCGTGCACGGTTCCTCCTCTCGAGGCGGTTCCGACGCACAATACGGGTTTCATCGTGAAGGGGCGGATCGCCGTGCCGAATTCGGCGACCGCGGCGGCCGACAAGGCGCTCGTTCCGGAGGGGACGGAGGGCGAGCGGTGATGAGCCTGTCGGCGAAGGGGTTCGACACGCTGCACGAGCGCGAGGGGCTCGAGCTGGAGGCCTACCTCGACTCGACGGGCACGTTGACTGTGGGCTTGGGTCACACTTCCGCCGCCGGCCCGCCGGAAGTCTACGAAGGCATGGTGATCACCGAGGCTGAGGCTGAGGAAATCTTTCACCGCGATTGCCAGACGTTCCGCGACGAGGTCGCTGACAAGGTTGAGGTTCAGCTGACCCAGTACGAATTCGACGCGACGTGCAGTTTCCTTTACAACATCGGCTCGACCAACTTCCTTGGTTCGACGTTTTTGGAGAGGCTGAACGCCGGCGACAAAGACGGGGCGGCCGAGGCGATGCTGTGGTGGAACAAGCCGCCCGAGATCGTGACGCGCCGGAACGGCGAGCACCGGCAGTTTTACGGTGAGTATGTTGCTCGCGCGGAGACTCCCTATGCCGAAAATCCTTGAAGACGCAGTGCGGCGCATAAAGGCGCGGGGCGGCGTCAGCAACCCTTGGGCGGTGGCGACGGCGGCGATGCAGAAGGCCGGCAACCTCAAGGCGGGCTCGAACAAGCCGACCAGGCAGGGGATTGCGCGCGGCAAGATGACGCGGGCGCAGCGGCATAAGAATCCCGTGTGATGGACCCGTGGCTTCAGCATCTTTTCGGCCGGATCAATCCTGGGTCGACTGGGGCGCCGGCGGGCGCGGCGGTGAACCCGCAGCAGGGCGCGAATCCCTGGAGCGTTCCGTTCGGCGGCAGCTATTCAGATTTTGCGAACTACCCTCAGAGTTCTGGCGACTATACGGCGGGCCTCCCGCAGGCGCGGCCGCCCGCTAGTGCTGCACCGTCGCCGCCCCTGCCTGGCGGTCCTGGCCCTGCCTATGTGCCATTCGGCAGCAGCTATTCGGACTTCGCGAACTATCCCGACAGCTCGAGCTATGGCGTTGGCCCCAGCCAGGCTGCGGGCGTGACGCTCAACAGCGTTCCGCAGGGGTTCGAGTCGGAATCTGGAGCAATGGGACAAGGGCCGCCGCCCATCATGCCTGATGCGGGCGCTCGGACGTTCACGTCGCCTGGCGCGGCGCCTGGGATTTATTCCTCGCCTGCGGGGCCGGCTCAGCCGGCACGAGCGCGGCAAGCGCCTGCGCCAACGCGCGCGCAGCCTGTGCCGCGGCAGCAAGCGCAGCCTATGCCTCAGCGGCGTATCGTTACGGCGCTCGCCCCGCAGCCGCCGCAACGGTATACGACGATTTCGCAGGGCGGGAGGCCGGTCACGGCATTGAATCTGGCCAGTCTGTTTGGAGGAAGGTGATGAGCGATGGGGATGAGCGAGGAGGAGATAGCGCTGTTGAAGGATTTAGCTCAGAAGGAGCAGGCGCTCAGCGACCGGCTGCAGCGGATAGAGATCCTCCTCGAGAAGATCGCCATGGCTATGGGGATTACGCCGCATTGACGCTCGACATGCTCGTCCAGCTTGACGAGCCGGAACAGCTGATCCGCGAACTTGTGCGCGTCGCCCGGGTGCGCATGCGTGACAGTTTTGCTTCTGGGCTCGGGCGAGATGCTTGGAAAGCGGTCGCTGAGTGGGCGATGGAGTGCCGGGGGAGGCTTGATAAGATCAACGAGCCGCGGGATTGACGATGTCCGCTATTTGGGAGTAAATTTAAAAGAACAGGCCGCCCCGACGTCGTTGGCATCGAGGCGGCCCTAACCCCGAACATGGACGGAACCCATGACCGAAGCTGGCTCCCATTTAACATCTCAGGATCTTTCTGTCATCGATGGCGATGACGAGCCGCGCGTGCGCGATATCCGCCTCGCAGAAGTGCTTGGATTCGACCGGCCGCGCAAAATCCGAGAGCTCATCGAACGACATATGGCCGAACTGAAGACTTTTGGACCATCGCCCCAAGTTGGGGCGATGGTCAGTCTCGGCAGTGGCGCACAACGGGAGGTAAAGGAATACTGGCTCAACGAGGCGCAGGCGCTGCTCGTTTGCACGCGTGCCGAAACCCCCGCCGCCCAGGGAGTTCGAAGACAACTCATCACCATTTTTATCGCTTGGCGACATGGTAAATTGACGCCGTCGCCTCCCATGTCACAAGCGGACCTCGTCGAAGCGATCGGGCGGATGACACGGGAAATTTTTGCTCCTCTGGCGATACGTTTCGACGGCCATGATAAAGCTATCGAAGGGGTGACTTCGGAAGTAAAAGTAATGCACATTAAGTTAACTGAACAATCTCGTCAGATAGGCGTAATCCAACAGACTCTATCCACGAAAAGAAAAAAAGTCAACGACACTACAAAGCAAGACCATATTTATGCGGTTTGCGAATTAGGAGGTCGTTGTCCTTGTTGTGGGCAGAACGAAATCGTGTCTTCTGATAGACAAATGTATCGCGGTCTAGCCGAATTTGATCATTTTTATCAAACTAGCAGAGCTGACCTTATGCATACGTGGTTAATTTGCACCAAGTGTCATCAAGCTCTTACAACAGGCCGTGTTTCTCGCCAAGAACGAGAAACACAATTTAAGGATTATCATGAAAAACGGCTTCGATTGCCAGGACGGCAATCAAAATTACTTTGAAAGCGACGCGGGTGGACAGGCCGCAAATTTCGGAATAAATTCTGCGCTCGATGGCCCTCGAGCGCATATTCGCCCATTTCAAAAACAGCGACGCGGCGACAAACGCGAGCTACGATCCGGCTGACCCCGAAACCTACGAGCATTTTCTTAAGACGTTGATGGCGGATGCGTGGGATTACGAGACGTCGATCCTCGCGCCGGAAAGATCGCAAGCCCAGCTGTATTATTACGGTTATTATCCGTTCATCGGCAATGAAGCTTTCCCGGACCAGCCGTACATCGGCGAAGACCCCAACGCGACGCTCGGCGAGATCCTGAACAAAGACAGCCAGGACACGCCGAACCGCTCGACCTACGTCTCGACCGACGTCCGCGACGCGGTGATGATGATGCTGCCGAGCCTTATCCGGCTTTTCGGCGCGTCGGAGGCGCCTGTCTACCTGGTGCCGCGCAACCAGGCCGAGGTGAACGTCGCCGAGCAGGCGACCGATTACGTCAATTACTGTTTTTGGAACGACAACCCAGGATTCCTCATACTTTACGGAATTTTCAAAGATGCCTTAACGGTCAAGACGGGCTTTGTCACTTGGTGGACTGACGACGTCGTCGAGCGCCGGCGCAAGACGTTCGTCGACATCACCCAGGAACAAATTCAGCTGATTTTGAGCGAAGAGCCGAGCGCGCGCGTCGTTTATCAGGGCAAGCCGATCCGGACCGCGACGCCCAACCCGACGCCGAGCATGCCGGCTGCGCCCGCGCCGCCGCAGGGTCCGGACCCTGGCCAGGGCTCGCCGGGACCGGCGGGTCAGATGCCTCTGCAGGGGGCTCCAGGGCCGTCTTCAGGTCCGATGGGGCCATCCCCTCCTCCCGGGCCGCCAATGGCCGCTGGCGCCCCTCCTATGCCTCCGCAATCGCCTACCTATGATCGCGTCATCATCGAGTACGAGGTGTCGAAGCCCCTGACCAAGGTCTCCGCGGTGCCTCCGGAGGAGATGCGGCTCGATCGCTATGCGCGTTCGTTCAAGGAAAGCCGGGTCGTCGGCTGGGAGCGCATCGTGCCGGTCGACCAGCTGATCGCCAAAGGCTATGACCGTGACCTCTGCCTCGACAATATCCAGTCCGCGGAATCGACCTATTCGACCGAGCCGCAGCTTCGTAATCCTGGGCGCTTTATGGGGACGCGCATTGGCGACGGGTGCAAATTCGGGGAATGGTATGTAAAAATAGACAAGGATGGAGATGGCCAGCCGGAGCTTCGGCGCATCACGACGATCGGCGACGACCGGCATATTGTCGAGGACGACGAGACGAACCGGATCCGGTTCGCGCATTTTGGTTGCGATCCTATTTCACACACGATCGTGGGCGACAGCCTGGCCGATTACACCCAGGATATTCAGAGGATCAAGACGAATACGGCGCGCGCGATTCTCGACAGCGCGGCCGAGTCGATCAACCCGAAGACGGTGGTGAACGAGCTTGTCGTCACGGTCGACGATGCGCTTAACGACGACCTCGGCGCCGTGATCAGGACGAGGGGCGACGTCAATTCCGCGGTCGCTTTCACCAACACGCCCTTCCTGGGTCAGCAGGCTTTGCCGGTGCTCGAGTACCTTGACAGCGTCTTGCAGCGGCGTACGGGGCTCTCAGACGCCGCCAAGGGGCTAGACCCGAAGGCGTTGCAGTCGAGCACTATGCTGGGCGTCGAAGCGGTCATTAACGGCGCGCAAGAGCGTATCGAACTTGTCGCACGCGTGCTCTGCGAGACGGGCTTCAAAGACCTTTTTACAGGATTGTACAACGAAATCTGCGAGAACCAGAACCAGCAGCGGACGCTGCGCGTTCATGGGAAGTTTGTCCCATACGACACATCGGCCTTCGACGCCTCGATGCAAGTCGAGATCAACGCGAACCTGGGCAAGGGCTCGGACATGGTTCGCATGCTCGCGCTCAATCAGATCAAGCAGGACCAGCTTCTCGTCTTCCAAACTTTTGGGCCGGCCAATCCAATGGTCGGGATTCCGGAGATGCTGAATACGATGACTGACATGCTCGCGCTTGCGAATATCAAGAACGTCGGTCGCTATTTCAAAACGCCGACGCCGCAGGAGCTGCAGGCGATCACCTCGGCGCCGCAGCAGCCGAACCCGATGGCGGTCGCCGCGCAGGCGGCTTTGGAGAAGGTGCGGACGGAGAGCGCAAAGGCGGTCGGACAGCAGTCGCTTGACCGGATGAAGCAGCAGCAGGAGATGGACTTCAAGCATCAGGAGCTTCATTCTCGTACGGTTATCGACTTGCAGAAGCTCGCGCTTGAGGGGCGCAAGTTTGGCGTCGACCAGCAGACGAAGCTCGGCGCCCTCGCCGGCCAGCTGATGAAGGCCCAGAGCGACAGCGACCAGGCTGACCAGAAGTCGCAGGTCGACATGGCGAACGCCCAGAACGACGCCCAGCAGCAAGGCTTCGATCAGCAGCAGGCGCAAAACGACCAGGAGATGCAGGCCGCGCAGATGGCGAGCCAGCATATGCAGGCGATGCACAAGCTTGCTTCGGACCATGAACAAGCTATGACTGGGCTTGCCGCCGCTCACCATGCTGCAATGACGGGGCACGCTGTGAACACGGGCAAGGCGGTCGTTGGTGCGTTGGCGGCGGATGCTGATCGTGAGAGCGCGGAGCGCACAGCCGGCGCTAATCGAGCGAGTCAGGAGATGATGGCGCGGCAGAGACCGAGAGGGAAGGCTAAATGATTGACAGTGCGAGTGACGACAGGACTGTCAACAATGTGATGCGGCACGAATATCGCGTGCTTAGCGAGGAGGAGAAGATTAGCATGAAGATGCTGAAGGACTTCGGTCTCGAATTTATTGGGATTGTTGACGAGCGCGTCCCTCGCGGTCGCGAGCAATCGCTCGCCAGGACGAAGATCGAGGAAGCCGTGATGTGGGCGGTGAAGGGGCTCACTACATGAACGCACAGACGCCGCCGCTTAAACGAACTCCCCAGGACGTCATTCGGGCGCTCGCCGCCGGCGCCCGCGAGAAGCTCGCGGACATCGCCTTTACCGAGGCGTGTCTTGACCTCGAAAAGCAATGGTTCGGAGAGTTGATGGCGACTGACGATCCGGACACGGAACGGGCGCTCAAAGCGCAGATACGGGCGATAGCGGCGGTTGTTTCGATCCTCAAGAGTATGTCGAAAAGGGAATGAATGAGCGATTTCGCCGCTGAAGTTTCGAAGCCGGAGCCGCCGCGGGATCATCGCGGGCAGTTCATTGCGGCTGCCGAAAAGCCTCAACCGCTGTTCGCTTCTCGAGAGATCGAGGGCGACCCGGCGACGGGCGACGCATCCGATGGCGGGGCGGATCCTCGCTATGTTGACCTGGAAAGGAGAGTAGCCAATGGTTGGCTTGACGAGGGGAACGAGCAGCGCGCTTCGAATTCCCAGACACGCGCTAATGTCGCCGCCGCACGGCGACAGCAGCTTCAAGAAGGGGAACGCGACGGGCTCCTCGATGCTGACGAGTCCTTCGAACGTGATCAAGAACTCGCCGACGCAGAAGACGGCGAGGCATCCGACGTCGGGCGGCGGGACGCCGAAGGGCTTTCCGAGCAAGACGCCGAGGGCGGGGAAAGGTATGAGGTAACCGTTGACGGCGCGACTCACGAGGTCACGCTTCAGGAAGCGCTGAACGGCTATGTGCGCCAGGCGACTTTCCACGCGCGGATGCAGGATCTCGCGAATGTTCAGGCCGAGGTCGGGCAGGAGGTCTCCCGTCTGAGGCAGAACTGGGCGATGTGGGACCAAGCGCGGGCGGCGTATGAGGAAGACGTCGCCAATATGATGCCGCGGGAGCCAAACGACTGGGACGCGGAATTTCGCGCGAATCCGCTCGCTGCGCGCGAAAAGCAAAAGACCTACACGCTTCTTTACCAGAAGCTCGGCGCCTCCCGGCAGATGCGTGCGGAGCGCCAGGCGCGTGAGGCGGAAGAGGCGGACAGGCAGCTGGCGGTCTACGCCGAGCGGGGCTTCGCCAAGTTCCTGTTTGACAACAAGATCAAAACGCAGGAAGAGAAGGACAAGAACCTTCGTTCAATGCGGCGCACCGCAGAGCGCGCAGGGTTCAACGAGCACGAAATTAGCACCGTGTTTGATCCACGGATGTTAACCGTCTTATTGAAGGCGAGCAAGTACGACCGGATGGTCGCGGCGCAACCGCGAGCAGTTGTCCCGGGTAAAGGTCGAACGATACCTCCTGGCGCGGCTACGCCCCTTGGGAATGCGCGGCGGAAAGGACTCGACGAAGCACAGCGCAGACTAGCGAACAGCGGGAGTCTGGATGACGCCGCTGACGTGTTCCGTAAGATGTTCTAACCCAGGAGGTTCCACAGATGCCTAAAGTAACTAATGCCTTCACCACCTATCTGGCGGTGGGCAATAGAGAAGACTTGTCGAATTAGCAATCTGAGTTCGACTGAAACCGGGTGAATTGCTGGGAACTCCTTAGAGCCTCTTTCGCCACAGCGTAGCTGGCAACGGCAAGCGCGACGGCCTGAAAAGCAAAGGGGATTGGACAATCAGCAGGCAAGCGGCCGAGGCAGGCGAAAGCCAGGGCGGCCGAAGCTTCAACGACTAGGCGGTGACGGAAGGATAATCCGCCCACGAGCGCCCGGCCCGAAAGGGATGATATAGTCTGGACTCCCTTGAGAGAGGGAGAAGTGGCGCATAAACAGCGTCACGGTAACAAGATCGGCGATCTACAACATAGATCCGTTCGACACGCCCGTCATGTCGGCGTCGAGGCGGCGCAACGTCAAGAACCGCTTCTTCGACTGGCAGACAGAATTTCTGCCTGTTGCCGGCGCTATTCCGGCGCAGATCGAAGGTTTTGTTCTTTCGGCCAATGCTGCTCAGCCGACCATAAGGCAGCAGAATTGCACTCAGATCAACGAGCGCGATGCGACTGTCTCCGGTTCGCAGGAGGAATCGGACGCAGCCGGCAAGGCGTCCGAGATGGCGCATCAGATGGCGATGATGGGCAAGGTGCTCAAGTCGGACATCGAACTTGTGCTGTGCTCGCGGCAGGCGCGCAACGACGGCGCGGACAACACGACGGCACGCAATACCGAGGGCTTTTCGCATCGGCTTGGACGGGCGGTG